TAAAGCTCATTGTTTTCTGCATAACTAGGTTGAACACCTTCAAGTTTTTCCATTTTTTCCTGAACTTCATTTATATTAGGAATTCCAGGTTGCATTAATTCAATGTCACTGTATGTGCCGTTTAATTGCATTTTCAATAAATCGTTCTTTGTCATTGTCATGACATGAGTTACACGAGGAGAAGTTGAAAGATCTGTAGTCGAATAACTGACCACTAGGTCTTCTGCTTTTACAAACTCACTAACAGCACGACTTAGCGTTGTGTCAAAATAAATTTTCTTAAAGGCACTACCAGATAAAGGTAAATAGAACAATAATGAGTCCATTTCAGGATCATACTCTTCCATTACATGGCTAATCTGGTAGTTCATGAATTCTTTAACCCTTGTGGACTGAGCTACGATTTGAGGATCATGGTTCCCAACAACTTGTACCTGTACAGGTCCACCTGCTGGGAGGAGTTCTTTATATGCTTGTGCCTGAAATTGGGTTACTGCTTCTGCTAAAATAGGATGGTTAACCCCACTGGCTCCCTGAAACGGCTGTGTCCGTTCTTCCTGTTTAATGCCCAATAAGTCTAAACCTTTACTAAAAGCCTCGTACCAATCTTTACGAGACTCCTTATCTTCTTCATATAGGGAAACTAATTCACCACTAAGTGCTTGAAGAACATCCTGTTCTAAGAAATCTGCTAAATTTTCATTAAATTGGGGTGGTTGTTGTAAATCTACTACATCTGCCCCCATCTCTCCATTTTCCATGGATGGCTCTAATTCAATCTCAATCGGTCCACCTATATCTATGGGAATGGGGCTTGCTACGGGCTGAACTTGTTTATCAATAGCCATGGTTAATAACTGTATATATAAACAAAATAATAGTAAAGGCTTTTTTAGGACAGATAATTATCTGGGAAGGTGTCTAGGAATCCCTTTATTTTTTCTTCAGAATATCCAAGTTTTGTATAATGTTCTATTATGGATTGTACCCCTGCGTGTTCTTTATCTTCATAAAGCTCCATCCAACCTATAATAAAGTTTCTAATTCGATCGTACATGTCTGCAGTGTATTCAGGTTTGTCCATCCTTTGAAATCGATGCATCCATTGTAAAAACGGCAAACATAGCGTTTTTCCACCGTTTTTTCTAAATTTTTCTTGTATGTACCATTCTTCTCCCCCAAAACCTCTAAATTTAGGGTTAAATCCAACCCAATGTTCTTTTTTACAAGAAAATAACCCACAACCATTCATTGGGATCTCAAAGGGGTCTCCTTTTTCAAAAAGTTCATTGGCACAACCCCAATTACCAAACATTTGGTCATTCCATTCAGGTTCTAGATGGGTAAACCAATTATTTAAATCATCATGAATCAATGGACCTTGTATAAGGTCTTTGGTGTTAGGGAATGCAGTGTAGTAATTGATTAATTTCTTTAGAGCACCAGGAACCAAAAAAACATGACAATCAATNCATAAGACATATTCCCCNNTTGCTTCCTCAAATACTTTACCTTTAACAAAAGAGCTTTGGTAATCAGTAAATGGGATATATCTTCCGTTGGGCACATTACCCTGTGTAAACAATCCTGATTCTGTGTCGTATCCTTCAAAAAATCTCCTAACTTCTTCTCCATGGTCGCTGTCTGGATTATTATCGATGACTAGTATTTCAACTTGGTCCATCACCTCTGGATGGTACATTCTTAACGCTTGTACGGTAAAAAATACACCTTGATAGTCGTCATAAGTCGACATGCCTACTGTTAACACAGGCATTAATAATAGACCATTTCTTTATGGCGATAGCTTTCAAACGTATCTTGATAGTCTGATGGTAATTGGACAAACCCACCTTGACGAAAACGCAAAACAGCCTGTGACATAGAATCAACTAAGTCGTCATGGTCTCCGTTGGGGAATGCTGCGCACTCTTCAACAACTTCAGTTGCCCAATGGTCATCAGACTTCCAAACCATCCCTGACTCAAATAAAGGCGTACAGGCGTTTACTCTCGCCACTTTATCCGATCCTTTGCTAGGAGTAAAGTTTTGAACAGGAATACCAATTTTTCTCAGTTCTTGTGTTAAGGGTGTGCCACTCCCTTTAGCCTCTATGATAACGGTATCGGGTTCCCAATGTTCATAAAGATCTAGAGCTTTTTGTTTAAGTTCAGGGAACTCTAAGCGTGCTTTTACAGAGTCTAGTAATATTAAATGCGCTACTTCTCCTGAATAAAAATCTTCGCCTATTCTACCGTGTGGGTAAAAAACTCCCCACGTAGTTATAGCAGAATAGTCTGCGGTTTCGGTGCGTAGGAAAGCAGTATCATAACTTTGAATAGTGTATTCACACTCTGGTGGTTTTTTCTCTTTCCACTCTTTCCACCATTCCCGTTTGATCAACGCTCCCTCTTCGGCAGTAGGGTTTTGCATGTATTGGGCAAACCATTTTGGTCCATTGCCCAAAGCTGCCTTTATTCCCTCTAATTCTTCAACTTTCCAGTATTCTGGCCACACTGCATCGCCACTTGGCAAAATAGCGGGTAATTCAATCAATTCCCACTGATCGTTCTGTGGGCTACGGGACATATCCTTTATTAGACGTCCTGTCAGGTCTTTTGTTGACCATCGAGTCATAACCACGACAATAGCTCCTCCTGGCTGTAGTCTCTGGCGAGGTCCAGACGTGTACCACTCATAAGCATCGTCCAAAGCTACTTTAGACATAGCATCTTGCTCTGAATGAGGATCATCAATGATGAAAAGGTCTGCTCCTCGACCTGCGATAGCACCTCCCGTTCCTACCGCAAAGTATTCTCCTCGAGCGGTGGGCTGCTTCTCTGACATAGTTTCCCACTTTCCTGCTGCCTTTGAGTCGGGATTTAGGACAGTTTGGGGAAAAATACGCTTATAAATATCGGATTGAATCAAGTCTCTGACCTTGCGTCCAAAACGCACCGCTAGGTCTGCGGTATGTGTTGCCTGAATAATCTTGAGCTGAGGACTGCGACCAATGAGATAAGCAGGGAGTAAAAAACTCGCAAATTCACTTTTCGTGTGTCTTGGGGGCATATTGATAATGAGCCGTTTTAAAGTGCCGTTAGCTATACGGTCAAAGGCTTCGGCAACTATTATATGATGATGCCCTTGAATGAATGCTGGCCATTGACTCTTGACAAAAGTTAAAAAGTCCGTTTGAGACTGCTCAATCTCATTGAGTTCTTTAAAGCGCTCCCCGAGCTCGTAGTACTCCTTGAGCGTTTCTTCGGGAAGCTTAGATAATGTATTTTTTGTCATCGTATAGGGGTTGAGTAACGGGACCACCAGTATTCTTTTCAGTGACTTCGCCCATGCTCCAATGGAACCATTCTTCTTCAGGTCGGGGTCTAGCGAACCCCACAGCCCTTAAAGCCTCATAGGTTTCTTCTTGATTCATGTTTGGATCTTCCTGATTTAAGTCAAAGGCTTGTCCCTGAGGATGAAAAGATTTCTCGCCTGCCTGAAAGAGAGGTGGTGTCTCTATTCTTTTACCACCACCAGTTGTCCAAAAGCCTTGTTCTTCCCATTGTGCAAGATCTTTTAGGTATTGTTCTCGTGCCTCTATCTTTTTTTCAAGCGTAATGTAGTTATCTGTAATCTTTATTGGATAGGGTAATAGCTCTTGTGCTTTTATTAAAGCCTCTATTACAGTTGGTTTTAATTGAACTGGCTTTTGATAATGAGAGATAAATGGACCTTCGATCAACTCTTCGTCGTACCACTCCTGTTCGGCTTTCATCCATTCTGGTTTAGGCATTGTTTATAACCTCTATNTGATCTTCTTTGTTTATGATACCTTGATAAAAGACAGACTTTTTTCTTTTAATTCTTTGCCAGCGTTCATAGAGTAACTGATGTGCTTGTAATTTAATGTTAGGGAACAGTTGTGCAAAATAGTGTAGTTCCCTTTTCCAAGGTTCTAGGTTATCCTCATATTGAACAATCAATAGGTCAACATCACTGTCTTCTCTCGCCGTACCTTTAGCATAACTACCGATCAGCCAGATAAAATTCACTCTGTCCTTTAGCCATGGTTCGTCCACCTTGATTTTATTGATTAACGGCTCAAGGCTCGGATTCTNCTTATAGACTTCGGCTAGGCGGGAGTTAGGCATTGTCGTACTCCTCTATGGGTAGATCTATAAGGACGCCTTTAGGTAATATTCCTCCTGACTCGTAGTATAGATCTTGCATGCGTACGAGTATTTCCTCTTTGGTCATGGTTTCTATTTTATT